GATTGGCATCAGAAGTCATTAGTGCTTCAAATCCACTCTTTTCTACAATCTTTGTTTTAATATCAAGCTGTCTTTTCTCTCTCTGAATACGGCGTAGGAATGCAAAGTAGCTAATCTGAGTGAAGTATGCGAATGGATTCTTTGACTTAGCTGGGTCAAAGTTATGGATGTACTGTACGCAGTTCTCAATACCATCGGAGATCATATCCTCACGGTACATATAGTTTACGAAGTTGGACTTATAGCTAAGGTGAGTAGCAATCTTGAGAAAGCAAGATCCAATGTAATTGGTAATTCTTGGTTTGGGAAGATCATTAGCAGCAGCTTCAGCTACGCTCTCTCGGTACTCAATTAAAGCATCAAGAAAGTCTCTATTGTTAACGTAATGTTCTGTCTTAGCTTTAGGCATAGCACTTCTACTGCTTTAGGTACATTATAGCACATAATACATATAATTGCTTAAAGACTTGACAAGGGTCTCAAAATGGAGTACAATCAGCCTTGTCTAGGGTGATAAGTCACTCTAAGTACTTAAGAGTCTTTAAGGTTTTTCATAAGAATCTATATCCTTATAGAGTTTTTCTAGAGTATTTTTAAAGTCATTTACATTACCAATGTAACCAATTTTAGAATTAGAGTCATTATATCTATTTGGTTTAGAAAATAGTTTAAGTTTTCTTTTAAAGAATGCTGAATAATCATTTAATATATCAACATCACTAATTTCATATACTGTTAGTATTTTAGTAACATCTATAACGTGTATTGTATCATTTTTAATACATAACCAAGGTTCTAATGAATATTTTTTAGGTTTTCTTCTGTCCCGTAAAACAACTCTTACTGGATCTTTGAAAGAAAGAACAGTATATCCACTGTCATCTTCTAATTTTACTAGTGTACATACAATTTCTTCACCAGATACTAATTTAATAGCTGCTATTTTGTCGCCCATTGGGTTTACCTTAGATTAATGTTTATTATGTCATAATTGAATTTTTCTTCATTATATGTCTTAATACGCTCAATCAAATGATTAAGTGTGTAATTTTTATTACTATTTTTCGTTGTATCGTCAGCTATATCATATAGCATAGCTTTTGATTTGTTAGACCCTTTCCTAAGTACACGACCTATACTTTGTAAATTTCTGATACGTGATTTTGACGGGGAAGCAAATATAACATTATGTAGATTTTTTATGTTAATTCCAGTACTGAATACACCATAGGAAGCGATAATAATCGCATTATCTTCCCTTTCTGTGATTTCGCGTACTTGTTCTCTTTCTTCTACATCAACGCCGCCATGTACAAAGAATACGTGGCGCCCTTCTTCCTTCTTACTATTTATAAGATCATTAAGTATTTTTCCGTGATTTTCTACTCTTGTAAACAAAACCAACGTATTTCCTGTAATGTCCAGTGCTAGATTGCTGATAAACTTGTTTCTTTTCTCGTGTCCTATAAGATACTGAATCTCATCCTCATACTTATTAAACTTTTGCTCATCATGCTTTAATAATAAAACTTTAATGTCAAGTTTAGCTACGTGACCAGCTTCCATTAGCTCCTTTGTTCTAATGGTGTTATATGCTGGACCAAACAATCCTTCTAGGACAAGCTTATTTGTTTGGGTGCCATCAAGAGTACCTGTGAAACCAAAGCGATACTTTGCGTCACATAACTTAGTCATAATGCTGACTAGACTTTTTGATTTAAAGTTATGTGCTTCATCACCAATAACTACATTAAACTTTTGGAAGAATGGCTTAGGTAATTTGTAGATAGATTGCCAAGTAGTAATAGTAACTTGCTTATCAGAATGAAGCTCCTTACCCCCATAGATCTTATGGCAATAAGAACCAACATCGAAACCATAATCCTCAAAGTCCTTATACATCTGTTCTACAAGAGATGTAGTAGGAACTACAATAAGAATATTCTCATTGCGTTGAGCATAGTATGCCACTAGGGCATAGATCATTAGAGACTTACCAGACGCAGTTGGAGAAACGATAAGTTTCCTATTTGATTTGAGAGCGGTATAGATCCCGTGGAGCTGATAATCTCTGGGAACATAAGAAGTAATGGATTTAACCCAATCAGTAACACCAATAGGAGAGATCTCTTCATTTTCTTCATAAGGTAATCCATAAAACTTATTGTCCCTGAATTCATATGTGTAACCATACTGATCACAAAAAGCAATAACACGATCTAGCAACCCAACATAGATCTGTTTAGTTTGGGGAGAAAATAAATTAATTGTTCCATCCCAATACCTCTTACGGAATGATGGATGAAACTTAGCACCAGGAACCTCAAATGAGAATGCGTCACGCAACTCATATTGAATATGTGGCTCACAATCAATTTGAAGAAATACCTCATTCTTCTTGCTGATAATCAAGTCGGACATTAGAAAAACATCAGCTAAAGTTATTTAGTCAATGTTCAGTAGGTTACAAATTGTGAAAAGTATAGTCAAGCATCATCGCATAGAGGGAGTCACGGACCTTCCAAAGATGCTCCTGCTCCTCTGGGGGTCTTGCTGGAGATCCTTCCCAATACTTAATACGATACTCAATACATTGATGCATGAGTCTAATATCTTCGATTGTAAGATCTACTGTGTAGTCTGGTATATTATCCATTAGAACCCCATACCTGATTGAAATTTGAGGAAGTCAATACTATTTTTGACTTGATAACCCCTATTATGAATCATCTTTAAGATGTCTTCCAAAAAGGTAATCATCACATCATAGTAATCCATTTTTAGTTTGATTGTTGCTAGCTTATCATCAGCATTTAGATGCATAGACATTGACTCTTTATCCCTTACCTTATATGGAAAAGGTTCCTCAACATATACTTCTGCGGGTGCTTTACCGCTGTAGTAGTTGTACCTCTCTAACTTAGTTTTTGCTAGGGTATCATTACATTTAGTTCTTAAAAGTTTGATTGTAGTATACAGTGTGTAATACTTTTGATGTAGTTGTGGAATTTTTATAGATTCATCGTGAAGATTATCCATATCAATCTTAGAATCAGCTTCCCACATTTCTTGGATTTTTTCTAAATTCATTAAAACCTTGGAGAATCAACATAATCAGGTGACAAAGGTTGACCATCTTTGTCTAATATTTGCATATATGTAAATGCAAATGTCACATTGGCTGTAAAGTAATTAACATCAGTATCTGTGGCAGTAAAGTCCATAGAAGATAATGAAGTTGGAAAAATGTCCCAAAATTTAATTTGAGAAATTACATTGTAATTACTGTTAAGTATTTGTAGTGATGCGTCACTATACTGTAACTCCATATCCCTACCACCATCTCTACCAGTAGTGATATCTATAAACTGCTGACAAGACTCGGGGAAACCTAATCCAGTAATCCAATTATGAATCAGGGTGTAATTTAACATATCCTCATCAATGAGGAATTGTATAGGTAACTCACCATACTCAACTCTATCGCCAGGTTGAGCTAATGCCTTTAAATAATTTGATTGATTCGCAATACCCAGACTAATTTGGGGTAATGAAGCAGTATTCGCAAAGAAAGTTACTTTGGGAAACCTAGCAATAGAAAAATCAAATCCAAGAGGACTCATATAGTTTCTATTCTCTAGCTGCTTATAATAAATGTCAGCCACAGGCAAATGATATAATAGACCGTGTACTATTTAGAAGCATAAAAAAGGAGCCCCTTTCGGAGCCCCCTTATTACTGTAAAGTTTAACTCGTCGGAGTTTAACTCACATCAAGTTCTTCACTTGTACACGGCGGTAGTAGACGTTGCTGTTAACAGCAAGACGACCTAGACCTTGATTAAGTCCTTCTGCGAAGGGGTTAGCGACCATGCCGTAGCGGGTCTTGAAGCCAATACGAGGCTGGAAGCTGTCCTGACCAACCGCACGAACCATCTGGAGAGGCACGTAAGGGCAGTAGAATAGACCTGCGTCATAAGGTGAACTACCTTTGTAGCCCATGACGTAGTACTGCTGGGAGGAAACGTTAGCAGCATAAGGATCAATATAGACCTTGTACTTACCTTGTAGAACACCAGCGAATAGGTTGCCTGTGTCGTCAACGTTAAGGTTGGCGTTAAGAGCAGGGGTATAATCAAGTACACCAGCCATTGTTAGAGCGGAAGCAACGTCTGCAGAACAGATGATGATATTGCCCTTCCCACGACGTGTCTGCTCGGCGATTGCGTTAGCGTCTCTTTCGATTTGGAAGATAAGTCCTTTGAACTTCTCAACAGACCAACGACCGTTGGAGTCAACGTCAAGGTCAAATACGCCAGCTTGAGCAACGTTAGCTTGAGCGCCAGGAACAGCAGTTTTGTATACTGTACGGATGACTTCTCTGTTGATTTCAGCCAAGATCTCTGAAGAGAGGATGTTGGCTAGCTCAGCTTCAGCATTTAGACCGTGGATAGCCTTGAGGTCTTGTGCTAGCTCCATGCTGTACTGAGCCTTGAGTGCGCGACTCTTAGCAGTAACAGTTAGCTTCTCGATTGAGAAACCCATTTCGCGGAAAGCAGGACCACCATCGGTTCCAAGTGCTTCAGCTTCGTTGGTAGCCATGCCCTGACCCACGTTGTAACCAAGCTGATCGCCAGGTAGTGGGTTAAGGATTGCTGGGTTAGAACCTTTCTGTGCAGTGGTTCCTAGACCAACAGAAGCGCCTTCGTCGCCTGCGTTGTACTTACCTTGTAGGTTAGATGGCTGACCAGAGTAAGCAGAGTCAACTTCGTTGTAGAAGGTCTCATCGCCATTCTGTCCTTCGTAGCGTGAACGCATTGCGAAGATTAGACCTGTAGGACCGTTCATTGGCTGAACGCCACAGATGTCATATGCCATCAAGTTAGGCATT